AAGAACTAGACATTAATTGTGATGATATGCACGATACAATACACGAAGTAGCCGATAGCAATATACCAATTTATTACTATGATATTGCACAATATTGTGCTATGAATACCCACCTATTAACCAACAAATCAGAATTTGCCGAAGATGCCGAACCATACAAACACGTTCAATGCAATATTTACGAAGAATTACTTGACGGATTACACGAACATTTAAGCAAATTACAAGAGGAGGCATAAGATGAGAAGAATGAATTTTATGATACTATGTTCACACGCTGGAATTAATCCAGATATAGCACTAGAAAACGAAGAAATAGTAAGGGCCTTAAAGAAAAGGCAAGACAGAAAAGTAATCAAATTATTAACAACAGAATTTTAAGGAGGCATAAAATGTTAAATAAATACAGAAATTGCACAAATTTAAGCGATTCTTTAGCAAAGGCAATTGAAAGGGTTTGCAAAGAAAAAGATAAAGAAAACAAAAGGAGAAATAAACTAGTCTAGCTGATGATTCTTCAATAGATGAAATGCCTTCTTTATGGAGGCATACTAGACAAATAAAAGAAAAGGAGAAAGAAATGAAATATAATCAAATAGTCAAAAGGTTAGGAGAATTAGAATACGCACTAACTGATGGAGTTTCAGAATATATTGAAATGTTAGAGGAATATATCGAGTTATACGAAGAACTAAAAGCAAAGGAGATATAAAAATGGGAATGGATATACACGGATTAAATCCAAAAGAAAATAAAACATATGATGATTTTCCAACACTGGAAAAGATGAGTAAAATAAAGTTTGAAGAAAAAATAAAAATACTAGATAATGATAAAGAATTGAATGATAAATACTGGAAAGAAAAGAATGAGTTTGAAAAAGCAAATCCAGGTGTTTATTTTAGAAATAATTGCTGGTTTTGGCGACCTTTGTGGGATTTCTGTTATAACTTTACTGATGGTATAATTTCAGAAGATTTGCACCAGTCTGGACATCATAACAACGGTGCTGGATTAAATGCTGAAGATGCTGAAAAGCTAGGTAAGAAGCTGATGGAACTGATTGGGACTGGAGTAGCAATTGAACACGAAATTGCATACAAAAAGACAATGGAACAAAGAAAGAAAGCAGATAAAGATGATGCGACAACCTTTTATCCATTTGATACAATGAATGTTGAGGATTTTGCACATTTCTGTATTGAATCTGGAGGGTTTGAGATATGGTAACAATTACACCAGAAATGAGTATAAACATAACATTGAGCCTTTTATTGTTTTGTTTTGGAATGTGTGTTTTTTATATATTTTGGGAAACAAGGGGAAAGAAATGAGTATTGTTAGATGTGATGAATGCGAGGTTCACTTTGATACGGATTACAAGGAGAGTTTTTGCGACCTATATTATACTTGGCTATGTGTTCATTGCTACGAAAAACTATTTGAAGAAATGGAGAAAAAATGAACAAGAATATGCATAGACAATGGGGAGAAAAGGATATGCTGTTTTTTTGCCCTAAGAATAGAATAGTATGGAGTTGTGATAGACATGGACGAGTGCATAAATACGAGGATATGCCTACATATAAACTAGAGAGAAAGGAGATACCTAATGGATAGTAGAGATGAGTTATTACACAAATATCAATCAGCTAGAGATTTGCTGTATGATATATTAATGAAATACTGGATATATATTCCAGATGAAGATAAGCACGATATAGATAAACAGCTAAAGGAGTTAGACCTATGAGTGAAATGAATATAATAAACAGAAGGCTAGAAATATCAGATGAAATGATTGAGGATGTGATATGTAGTGCATTTGAAGGAGGCTCAACATACTGGGCAGATAATGTTAGCTGTGAAGATAAAGAGGATATGAAGAAAGTGGGAGGCTGGAAGCACGAATATTTAACCAGGACAAAAAAGAAAGATGCTGTGCTATTCATACACGATATGTTTGATGAGAAAAAATATCCAATAACAAAGAAATCAATCATTGATGCATTGCAGAAGATGGACGACCCGAAGAATAGTTGCACCAAAGCACTTGGAAGAATACTGGATATGACATATGATGCTGGAGATGCTGATTTAGTGCTACAAATGGCGTGTTTTGGGGAGGTGGTCTATGGATAAGCCTAAAGTATGTAAAACTGCAACGATTCAAATTCAATTAGAATATGTATTTAATAAAAATGAAACTGATGAAGATATTAATAATTACATTGAAAATATTGAATTACCAGAAGAATACAAAGAAGATAGTTATAAATTAATTAGTATTGTAAACGACTAGGAGGGGTAATGAAAATAATAATAACAACGATAGGTTTGTTGTTTATACAAGCAACAGATGATACAAATAAATTTAACAAAGAAATGACATACGTCAAGATGGAGGAGGTTATTGCTGTAAAGTCAAAAAACTATGAGAAAGGAGGAGTTTTTGAGTTTTATATGCATAACAACGTTAGTGATAGCACCGGATGGAAACCGATAGTTGTTGAATGCTACACAAATAGAGAGTATAAAGTGGTATTTAACAAGATACAGAAAGTGCTAGAAAAAGCGAGGAGATAACGATGAGGGAGTGGAGAATTGTTAGGGTGACCGCAATCGAGGTGTTATTCTGGAGTCCTTTCACCTTTTTTGACACTCCCTTAAAATTTAACAAAAAGGAGATTTAATGATAGATACAATGATATATAGTTTTATTATAATATTATTTTTATACGAAGTAGCAGTAAACACATTCAAGTAAACAAGGAGAAAAACAATGGATAAAGGAATATACGGAATCTTAGGAGCAATGATAATATGGTTATGCTTAATAACATCAAATATGGCATCAAAACCAGCAGATATTAAACCAAAAGATAAAAAGATAGAACAAAGAAAAAGTAAACCAAAAACTAAAGCAAAAACATATGCATCAAAAGAGTTTGAGAAAAAGTATTTTAAACAAGCATTTGCTCAAATGAGAAAGTTGCATGGGCCTGGACACGTTTTTACGTTTAATGGTAATTTATATACAACAAATTACAAGGAGGAAAAATAGGAATGTTGAAAAGCACAAGGAAATTGGTTAAATTACTTAGGGCATTGCCCAAAGTTAAAATCAATGATGATGAAAAGTTCATGAAAGAATTATTTAGAAAAATAAGGAGAGAAAATGGATAAGTTAATTAAACTCATGATTGAAGAAGATGATAGAGATAGTATGTCTATTTACTTACGTGAGATAAGTATACTCATGGAGCAAATAGAAATGTTAAAAGAAGAAATCAAGGAATTAAAACATGGCAAGAGGAATTAGAGATATCGAAGAATGTTTTGACTTGCTTAGAAAAGCAAAAGAAATATTTTCTGATTTAAATGGAGACAGCATGGTAGACAGAAGCAGAATGAGTCGTTGGTGTGCCAGAGTAGATAGATTGATATATGAAATAGAGGAAGAAGAATGATTGAAGCAGTATTAATGTTAATGCTCGTGATTACATCAGCTGGAGTTTTTGTGATGTGCATGATAGAAATCATACTTGCATTAAAAGATAAAATAAACTATGAGAAAAGAATGAGACACAGAAGAGTTAATAAAAAATAAAAAATATATGTTGATAGTAACAATCTATCATTAATATATTAACTATATTACCAAAGGGGGAAATATGAGTAATAAAAAAACAATATGCATAACAAATGTTGATGGAGAGGCTTGGACTAAATTTAGAGGACAGGCGCTTATTAACGGTTGGAACTCTGGCTCCGAGTGGTTGAGGCATTTGATTAAAGGATATGGAAACGGAGATATAAGTGAAACAAAATAGTCCAGTTGACATAGAGGCTATCTACAACAACTACCTAGATAACAAACAAGAAGAAAACTACATAAATAGATACAAGGATAGAGAACATTTCTATCATGCTAGTGGTGCGGGTTCTTGCTCTAGGAAATTATACTTTGAATCTGTAGTTCAAGCAGAGGCAACCGAAGATATGGATGATGGAACAAAAAGATTGCTTAGACTTGGAAACGTTGTGCATGATGATATACAACACTCTCTAGAGATATATAATAGAGATATATATAATAGAGATAAAGAAAAAGAAAATAAAGAAAAAGAAAGTTTTGTTTTTCATACAGAAGGAGAGATACTCATAGAAGAATTAAACGTTCGAGGCTTTTATGATATCGTAGCTGAAAAGAAAGACAAAGAAGTATATCTGTTTGACATAAAAACTTGTAATGATTGGTCTTGGAAGATGAAGTTTGGTAGAAAACCATCTTTTAATCCTTCCATTCACTATGAATTACAACTAGGGACATATGGATATGCTATTCAAGAAAAGATGGGTAGGTTAGATGGAATGTATTTGTATTACTACAATAAAAACAATTCCAGCATGAGATGTGTGTCTGTTCCATTGACATACGTATCACGTGCCTATCTATTCTGGACTAACGTAAAAGAAGAACATGAACAAGGATTACCGCCTTTTAGAATTGGAGTATCACCAGTGCAAGACTGGCAATGCAAATACTGTCAATTCAGAGGTGTGTGCAATCCTCCAAAATAGGAGTGAATATGAACAAAACAACACAAAGCACATTCATGAAACTCTACAAGCAAGATGTTAGTAAGTATTCTGAGAAAAAAGGACAGTTTACTTATTTATCTTGGGCACATGCATGGAGTCTTTTAAAGAAAACATGCCCAGATGCTAGATACGGAGTAACAAAAGCAGAGGATGGTTCTCCATTCTTTGTAACACAATGTGGTTTTTTTGTTGATGTATGGGTAGAAGTTGATGGTGTATCACTATCACAAATTCATCCCGTACTTGACAATAGAAATCAACCGATAGAAAAACCAAATGCTTTTCATATCAATACAAGCATACAAAGAGCCTTGGCTAAAACAATTGCCTTGCATGGATTAGGATTATATATCTTTGCTGGTGAAGATTTACCAGAGCCAGATGCTTTAACACCAAAAGAGGAAGAAACCCTATATAAGGCAGCAGAATCTCAAGGTGCTAAATTTGTAAATGATTTGAAAGCAAAAGTTAAGAGCATGGACATCAATGCTCATAACTACGAAGCCTGTGTAGAAAAAATAAAAAACATGAAAAGTAATACAAATAAGGAGAAAAAATAATGGCAGAAGTAAGTGATGTATTAAACAATGCTACTGGAGGGCAAAGTTTTGCAATTCCAGGTGGCGACAATAAACCAAAGACAAAGTTCATACCATATGTTAAAGGCGAGTATTTATGCCACATAATCGAGTCTGAAACTAAAATTGTAAATGTGAAAGGAGGCGAGCACAAGGCTGAATTATTTACATATACAGTTGAGGTTGCACCAGAGAACGTAAAAAACCAATATAGCTATAAAAGCGATTTTAAAGGTATCGTAGGTGGCATGGTGGACACAGATGGAACACCATATGTAGGACGTAAATTTAGAGGTAAATTATGGAGGTTTTTAGAGCCGACAGCAAATGATACCTTTAAATCAAATTCTACTGGAAATACTGGTTATATGCGATTCTGTGAAACAATTGGTATAGAATGTGGAACTGATAAAAAAGAAGTTAATGGCGAAGTTATCGAAGTTAAGCTATTACCAAAGTTATCAGCACAAGATATGCTAGGAAAGGCTATTACAGCTGTGGTTGATAAAGGCAGACCATGGACAGATAGAGATGGCAAGACCAGACAATACTGGGATTGTAAATTCTGTAAACCATGGGAAGGCGGAACAGATAAACAAATAAGTCAAGGAGCGGATGATGCGATACCATTCTAAACGTAAAGTTGGAACAGGAAAAAGAATGTTCATCAATGTGCTATACGGACTTGGAGTAAAAGTCAATAAAATAGTCTCTCTAACGGGAGTGTCGAGAGCAACTGTGTATAGACATATATCAAAATAGCGAAAGCCAAAGCGGAGGGGCAGTCCCACAACACAACAAACTGTCCCTCTCTCCTCCCACTAATTAACAACAAGGAGAAAGAAATGGGTAGAGCCATAGACATGGAAAAAGACATACATTCTTTAAATATAAAAGTAGAAAGATTGGAAAATACAATACGAGGTATGTGTGCAAAGTTAGATGAATTAAATGAAGTTGTTTTTGAATACGAAGAAGAATCAGAGGAAATAACTGAAGAAAAAAAGGAGAAGAAAGATGGCAAAAAAGCCAACAATAAGGCAAGTAGCAACAGCAGTAAATCAAATGATGGAAAGAACAGAAATTCTAAAAAACAGAATGATACAAATGGAGATGGTTCTAAGTAGTTATATAGAAATGAATAAACATGAAAAAAAACTTGGAAAATACATTGACAAAAGAGCTGAAGAAGATGCTAAAACACGAACTGACGATAGTGTGGCTGACAAGTGATGATAAAAGATTTCTTTGTATTGATGATGCTCTCAATCACGAAGAAAAGTTAGAAAAAAAAAGAGCAGTAATAGAAAAAGAGGAAAACAAAATGGATAATATTAAAACAACAATCCTCAAGGTTCTCAACAGTAATAATTGGGGACTTTACTTCAAGGGAGAGCCTATAACTCTGATACCTACAAGCGATGAAAGTATGGTATATAAAGTAAACGAAGTAGAGTTAGAGAAGTTAACCGATGAAGTTCAAGCAATACTGGAGAATAATTGCCAAGAGGATACAAAGGGAAATCAGACAGGGAATTGGTCATAGAATGGTTAAAAGATGATTTAGCTTATTACAAAAGAAATTTAGGTAATATAAGCGAAAATGATGTTTTAATTACAGAAGACTTAATTGACACCGTTATGGTTAGAATAAGAACATTAATGGAGAAAGAATACGGTTCATTAGATATTTAATTATCTTTTAAATCAATATCTCCTCCCAAATGAGTTTTTTTTACTAGGACTCATAGGGGATTTATGTCTAAAATTATAACATTACACACGATAAAAGTTCATTAAAATAAAAAGGAACAGTATAAAAATCTGTTCAATAGGAGAAGAAATATGGGAACACCATTACCGTACGACAAACAGACGGAAGATGTTGTTCTTGGCTCGATAATTAAACAGCCTGGTGACTATGAAGATGTTGCTAGATTCTTTACAAAAGAAGGTGTTTTTTATCAACCCAAGGCACAATTGTTATGGAA